AATGAATGTTGGTCAATGAATAAGATATCGAGCTTTTCCTTTTCAATAAATGCTTCAAGATCATTAACAGTTGCTGAATGTTTAATCATTTTTGGAGTTATTACTTTTAATGATCCAGAAATTTGTGATTGAATCTTTTCCAAAAACGATTTGTATACATTCATCAAATCTGCATTTCCATGAATAATTCCACTGTTTGAAATATGCCCCGCTAAAGTATCAAATCTATATCCAACTTTCAGCTCACTCATTTCACCAGAATACAGACCCACATTTAGACCTTGCTCAGCTGCCGCAATTGCACACTTTAACAATACCCAAGATTTACCAACACCAGGTCTTGCAACAATTGTAGCTAACTCTTCAAGTCTATCCCAACCTCCGATTAATTCATCAAGCTCTGTGAAACCTGTTTTAACATAGAACTTTGAAAAATCTTGTGTGCGTTCTATGTATGCATCGTAACGAGATTGATCTCTAATAATATCAACACAATCAATATGAGTCGAAGAAACAATTTCTTGAGATGATGTTGTAAATAGAGCCATAGCACCTTCAACATCTCCAGAATTAATTCTATCACGAACACCATTAAAGATTTGTGCAAGAGCTCTCTTGTTTCTGTCTCTATAAAGTTCATCAATGAGATAATTTGGATTTTCTGCTACTTCGATCCAATCGAAAGTGTCAAATTTATTTGCAAATGTAAATTTATCAGGTATCTGACCATAAGTTGACAGATGCTCTCTGATAAAATTGTATTCATCTTTAAAATCTGAAAAATATGACTCATCCAGACTATTTACCATCAATAGTGAACTATCACCCGTCTGAAGTAAATAGTTCAAAAACTGTAACTGAACGATTTTAATCACCTCCTACTGCAAAATAATAAGTACTTATCTATGAGTTAGACCTCTTTTATCACTGCCGAATAACTCAATATTTGTTGACAAGTTCATTATTCTGCTGTAAAGTCTGTCGCCAACTTTCTCTCGAAGTTCATTACCAGTTAAGTTTGATGTGTAGATATTGGACTTATTCATATCAATTCGTGTATTGATTAGATTCAATATCTGCTCATGTTCCCACGCTGTAAGAGATTTTGTACCAACTTCATCAAATACAACTAGATCAGCTGTAAAGATGTTTTTCTTAATATGATCTATATAATCACTTGAAGTACTAATAGAATCTTTTAATGCAAGAATAAATCTTGGAACATTAATAAACAACACCTTGCATGTTAAATCTGACTTGTGCCAAATCTTACCAACATATGATTGAAGTAATCTTAATGACCAAGCTGTTTTGCCATTTCCACAGATTGAGGAATGAATGTACAGATTTGTTCCATCCTCAACAAATTTCTCAATATTTTCTTCAATTTTCTTTAACTGAATGAATGCTTCTCTATCTGTTCCATCATCATCAATTCTTAAAGATTGATATTTTCTCTGCTTCGGAGACATTAATGATTCGTCATATAAATAGTTGATGCGAAAAAATCTTGGACAATAGATTGCACTATGTTTACATTCTGCGTCAGTGTTGTGATATTTCCAACACTGATCCTGCAGATAACATTCATCACTTAGCTGAATACCTGACAACTAATCACCACCTCTCAAAATACCTCATCACTTAATCTTTTTCTCAACTGAGGTTGAACAGGTTGCTGAGGTTTATTTACTACTTGCGGTTGATATTGAGAAGCATCAATTCTAAAATCTTTTTTGTAGTTGTTAATAGCCCAGGTCACATCTCTATAACCATTAATTGATGCAATTTCAAGAATTTTAAGAGCTACATCAAGATTTCTATTTGAAAATTGATCAATTGCCGATTGAGCACTTACCACAGCTTGTTTTGTCATCCAACCTTCCTTCTCATACACAGCGTCAATCCAGTTACAATATGCACTATGAAGTTCTGGATTTAGTGTAATGATATTTGTCTTTAGATTATCACGAATTGTTTCAGCCTTGCTCTTCTTTGGCTGTTTCTTTTTAACAATTCCTGAAATATCTTTTACAAGATCTTCATCAGGAGACATTACGATGCTAGTGAGAACTGTTAGATTGATCTGTAACCTCGACGGATTATCAACATCTCTTTCAATTACACCAATCTTAGCTAAAGTTTCATCGATAGCGATCTGCTCATTTTCAGTTAAAGTTGTTCTTGATGTAATATATTCTCGATCTACTGTGATGTAATCACCGTCAATCTTATTTTTACGAATTGCCTTCTCATTAATATCAATTAACTGAGACACATATATGGATGGGTTCAATCCAATCATATGAGCTAGTTTAACATTAAATTGTGCATAATTCGACATGCTCAAAAGATCGATAAGCATATTATTCACCACCCTCATGTAACAACTTGAAAAATGAATCATGCTGCAACCGTTCTAAACATGTTAATGTTTTTGCACGAATTGTAGGAGATCTAAGCGACATAAAATAAGAAAAACCATCCTTAACAGTGTCTATATCAATCTTATATTTTTTAGAAAATGAATTAATATATGTATCATCAATATTAACAATGAACTTTGTTACTTTTTTAACATTGAATTTTGTAGTAACTACATGTGTTTCAGAATTAACAGAGACATCAAACACATCTTGAGAAGATATAACATCAATCAGTACTGCTACAAAGTAATCCTTCTTACTAAATAATTTTCTTATGTATGATTCAAGTGCCCATTGAGTTATACCATCAGTGACATTCTCAGAACACGCAGGTTCTTCAACAGTACTTCCAAATAATTCCGTTAACTCATCGAGACTTAACATTCCAAAATTATCTTTTCGTTTTTTACGATTGATAAATTGATAAAATGTTAATCGAGCACACTTCATACATCGATTAATTACTTTATCTGGTCCATTTGGATCTTTATAGATTGAGCTGTCTTCACGGTCCCAACTTGTTGCTTTCAGACATCCATAAACAGAATCTTCAAGCCATTCATAACAATCTTCAGGAGATGCAACATTCTGACTCATATAATAATATTTCGGAATTAAATTCCAGTACCGATACATAATTGCTGCAAAATATGAATCTTGTATATCAGGTCTTCCAGCGTTCTTGACATATTCACGACATAAATCATTTTTTGATAACTTCTGCCAATCGTCAATTAGATCCGCACATTGACGATAGAGTTCTTTATATTCGTCTAACATTCAGTCAATTTACTCCCTCCCTTAGGTTCTTATTTGTTAATTATATTATAAATGATACTAAGAGTTTAATCAACTAGAAAATAAAAAGCGCCACTGATATGTGACGCCTACTTACTCCATCACACTTTACAATACTAAGTATAATGGAAATAGATAATTTATTCAACTAGATAAATTCTTCAATATATTTTCTGAGACTGTTAAGACCTTTTTCAGAAATCTTTTCATCAACAATGTAATCGGAAATAGCTTCTTTATCATTAACAATTTCCCAAACTCGTTCGTCAATTGTATCTTTTGCAATCAAGTTATAGATAAATACTGGATTTTTTGCACCAATCCTGTGTATACGGTCAGAATTTTGTTCAAACTCTGCAGCTGTAAAGGGTGTGTCAATAAAAATCATATAACTTGCAGCTGTCAAAGTAATACCTGTTCCTGATCTTTGCCAAGTTCCAAGAAAAATTCTTGTTGAGGGATCATCTTGAAATTTTGTTTTTGATAATTCAAGCTCAGCATCATCTTGGTCACCTGTTCCAAGAACAACACCATAGTTACATAGCTGTTTGTATAATTCATAAACAGTTTGTTTGAATGTTGAGAAAATAACAACTTTTTCTCCACATGATATCAACTGTTCAGCAATATCAACAGCTCTTTCAATCTTTGATGACTCAATACTTTCAGTTGTTAATATTGAGGGGCAAGCTGTTGCCTGTCTTAATCTAACAGTTATTGCAAGTGTGTTAGCTGTTGTTAACTTAACTTTATCAACTTCAGCTGCAATTCCCTCTTTTATATTATTGTAAAAGATTGATTGAGCATCATTTAACTCGATATATTCAGGTATAATTGTTTTTGGAGGAAGATCAAGAATATCTTTTGTTCTTCTAAGAGAATACTTTTTTAACTGTTCTTGTAAAACAGTTAAATTCTTAAAGCCAATCAACATGTTATTGAAAGGCCCGCCATAAGAACAATAGTAATATCTGTAATTACTAAATGTTGAATGCTCGTGTCCTAACCACTTTAATGGAACATACGCATCAAGTGGATTGTTCATAATTAATGTTCCAGTGGCACCAACACGATGTTTTGCGTTATTCAACTTCAATAAATTTTTTGATTGTTGACTGTTCTGACCTTTACATTTATGTATTTCGTCAACAACAATCATATCAAATTTATTATGTTTATTCTTTAACAAAGCTTGAATAATTTTGTCATTTCTTAATGTTTCCACATTTGTAATAACAAAAAATTCCTCAATCGGATTTTTTAACTGTTCCAGTCTCTTGTCAATACCATCAACAACAAACTTGCCCTTTTTGTTAATTCTCTGACCTAAAATTGTGCATGATAGATTTGAATGTTTTTCAATTTCTGATTTCCAGTTGGTTTTAAGAGAATTAATACCACAAACAATCAAACAATGCTGTAGATTTTCTTTTTCTTTAAGCTCTTGAGCAAGGTAAATAAGCTGTAAACTCTTGCCAAGACCAGGAGCATCTAAAAGAAGAAATCTGTCATGCTGCAATCCATATTTAATACCGTCAAGCTGATAATCAAACGGTGTTGTCTTGTAAGATTGTAAAGTCACATCAAAACTAACATCCTGATCACATTCAAGTAAGTTAAGGTCAACTGAATCAATCTTACAACAACGATCCAGAAACTCACTTAACGCAGTCAACGGAATTTCCCACTCCCTTGTCTCTGGGTTAAAGAACGTATTCTGTAACAACTTAATTTCATCAACAATAAGTTGATTAAAATCAAACGATACAAATAGGGATGTTAGACCAGGAACTTTTACAGTAGGTCGTTCATATATTCGAATCATTCTTCACTCAAAAATAATGTATTTGTATGCATTTTTGAAACATAGGGCTCATCAAAATTCTCTAATTTTGTCGGCTCAACAACAAATGTAATCTTTGCACGAACTTGAAATTCTGTATTACAATTGTCACATGTATATGTATCAATAACATCCATTGAATTGCCTTCAAAGTCTAAAATATGACCATATACATCTCGAACAATGTCTCGAGGTCTTCCAAAAAACGGATGAGGAACAAATATTTCAGCTGGTAAATATTCTCTACCACAATGTGGACATTCAATAATCTCAAATTTTCTTGGCTTCATGTTATATACTTCTCTATTCAAACATAAAAATAATAATATATAGAACTATGAAAAATATTATAGCTCTATATATTATTATATACATTTCAATACGGTTAAATCAATGAAAACTGTAAAATATTTAGTTAAAAATTTTTGTTATTATACCACTCCACCATCAACTTCAGTTAATGAATTATTGATTGTTGCATTACTAAATCTTGCTCTTGAATTCTCATTGATTGAATAAGTTCCGCTACCAACAGGGCTTTGTTCATTCAATATGTGTAAATACTTAACTTCATAATCAGTAACTAATTCAGGTATTTCAATTGATGTTTCGGATTCAGATGAACAGAACTGTATACCTGTAAACACTGTTTGATCATTGTTATCAATTGTATCTGCACCACACAATAATGGATTCGATGGACTCATCTTATTAATAACAATTGCAGCGTAAACTTTACTTCCACTAAATTTGAGTGGAGTTTGTTTTGAACCTTCTAACACAAAGTAATAACCATCAATAACAAACTCAAATGATCCAGTTGGATCGAACGTTTCTGATATAACAAAACTTGGAATTTCTGTTGTTGATCTAATTATATTTCTTAAATTTACTTCTGATAGAAGATGGTCAGTTAGTTGTTCACTTCTATGTGTTCCAAGCGGAAAAACATGAACTTTGTTTGAACTAAGATACACTTAATTGCCCTCCTCAAGAATTTGATATTGTCAATACCCACTTCAATTGAGCCTGACTACCACTTCGGATAATATCATACACATCTTTGTTAAATTCAACAGCTGCAAGAATTTCTGACTTATCTTGACCCACAAGGGCTAATGTTACAACTACAGGTTGATAAGTTGCTGATAATAACATTGAGGAATAAATTGTTGAAATAAAATTTGAATCAACTGTGTCACCACTATCCGTTGTGTACCTTGTTATGTCAACAAAGCGATTCAACAACTCTGAATTCTTATGTAACCGTACATCTGGTTTTTGTATCAGCGCATCTTTTGTAGCTTGATATAACATCACATATGTAGGCAGTTTAGAAGAACTAAAATTTTCTACACAAAGAATTGATGCAATTAGCTTGAATAAATATTTTGATGCGGAATTATATGTAACAAATGTTTTGTCATTTGCCGTCAGATAAAGTTTACCGCTATATACTAATGATGATTTTTGTGTCATGATGTAGCCTCATTTTCTGCAATTACTGTTAATCCAACATTTGATTTTAGCTCGTGATTATCTTTACCCTCAGGAAGAACCTCACTAAGTTCATTAACAGTGCTGACATTATATGTAAGTTTATCACAAAATCGGATATATGAATTATAAGAATCAACACTTACAATTTTATACTCAATTAAGAAGCCAGTTGGTAATACATATTGAAGTAATTCAAACAATAGTTCATCAACTTTGAAAGCTGAAGCAAATGTAAGAATAAGTCTTGAATTTATTAATTCAGCTTCATCATATGTTGCAAATGCATTTTCTGAATGTGATAGTCTTGAATATAATGTAAGAATATAATCAATTGCAATTTTTGAACCTTTGTATCTCATAATAACTGGAAATGCAGTTAAAATGTACCTCAAAGAATCATCAGGAACTTCAAC